CGCGCCAATGCTAGCGGCAGGCAGCAGGCCTTCTGCGCGCATTGTAGGTCTGCGGCGCAATGGCAGAGTGGTTATGCAGCGGATTGCAAATCCGTGTACCCCGGTTCGATTCCGAGTTGCGCCTCCAATAAAAACAACAACATACGAATTTACGCCGTACTGCTGTGTGGGGATTTTCTGACATAGCATTTAACCGACCCGCCACCGCGCGGGCTTTTTTGTGCTACAAATACTGTGTTTATACACAGCACACCATGAGCCACCTTCAACACTCCACGCCCGGACATTCCTGCTGGACTTGCAAGCACTGGAACGGCGAAACTGTCGCCGACGGAGCGCATGCGGTTTGCATGTATGACGGACGGGTTTTGATTCAGGCGATGCCGGAAACGGGGTGCGTGTACTGGAATCGGGATAGGCCGGCTACCGACACACCGCCCGCCAGGTCTCGTTGTGTGCAACGATCTGCCTGACAACGGGCGTCGGGGTCGCATCGAGTTCAGCCTGATTCTGCCATCTGATCGGCTTGGCGATGTCGCAATAGCTATTTGACGTTGTCGCGCAGCCAGTCCCGAGCGCGATTACGAATAGCATCATCATCCAGCGCATCAAGCTTATTATCCACTTCACGGGCTTTCTTCCTGGCCGATGCATCGGCCTCCAGTTGATCGGTCTTGGCTTCAGTGCGGCCGGCTGCCTTGCCTGACTGGCGGATGCCAATGACGGCGGCACCAAGCGCGGCCAGTGCCGCTATGTAGGGCCAGACGCGGGCCCAGAGTGCTTGCAAAAAGATCATGTGACGGCCGCTCCTATCTTGATGGCCTCAGCACCGGAGGCGCCCAGAAACAGCGCCCTGTCCGCAGCGCGCCGCCGGCGCAGGCCCAGCAGCACTTCGCCGCCGGATTTGTTCCAGCGCGGGAATTCTTCGGCGGCACCGGCCGTGTCGCCCGCATTGAACTTGCACACGAGGGTCGAGTCTTGGAACGCATCCACGCCGATGTTGTAGGCCAGATCGACCATGGCATCGAGCTCGTGCTGGACCATGCTGCGCTTGATCACGGCCAGCACGCCGGGAACAAACTCATTTGTAAGCCGGTCGCGCAGCAGCTGATCCGCCCGGGCCTGGGTGATTACCAAGCCTTCATAGACGTCCGGGCCGGTGTGGCCCCAACCGATGGTCCAGACCTTACCTTTAGCATCCCAATAAGCCTCGAGCTTGCATTGCTCGAAGTACTTCAGGACCTTCTGGCCTTCCTGGCTCATGGTGATGGGGGCAGGCTCAATCTCCAGCACCGGCTCGTTGGGCACTGGCGCCGGGCGCAGGCCGGAGAGCCAGAGCAAGATTTTCTTGATGATGTTGATCATGGCGACACCTTCGGTTGCACAACCAAGCGCCCGATGACGCCAAGAGCTAGTAACGCAATCGTTACCACTCTCACCCAACCTTCAGGGATCGTCGCTTGCATTTCAGGCGGGATGAGCGTCCACGCTCCCTGGATGGCGGTGGCCAGGACCATCGCTTGTACGGAAAACATCCGCCAGCACTTCTTCCAGTTGTTGATCAGTTTCACTTCATCATCTCCATCTTCGCTGCCGTCCACAGCGCGTAAACAACCCACCCAAGCCCGGCTACGCCGCCCACCTTGGCGGCGTTTACGAGTGCCTCTCGGACCATTTTGTTTCGCAGCTCGCGCCACTCTATGACTGTCTCGTGATAGCGTCTGTGGCTATCCGGGTCTTCGTCGGGGAAGCCCTTTGCGATCCGCTGAACTTCTTCTTTCAAGCTGCGCTGCGCATCACGCACCGATGCAATCTGCTTGTGCGTGTCCTCTTTCGATTCGCGCACGACAGCGATAATCGCTCGGGCTTCGGCTGATAGATGCTGGTCTTGCATCGCGTTCCTTTGGAAGAAAAAAAGCCCTCCGTAGAGGGCATCGGGCGAAAATAAAGCCGCTCTAGGCGGCTGGTTCATCCCACTGAATGGCGTCGAGGTCTTCAGGCGATGTAGCCTCGTACACCAAATCTCGAAGCCGTTGACGCTTACCTACCAATTGCTGACTAGCGGCCATGAAAAGCTGCGTTTGTTCCAGCGTCTTCTGGCGCATCTCGGCCGGGCTGATGCCGCGTGCGGCGGCCAAGCCGTCCAGATACGGTGTGGGCGCATTCTCGTCAGCATCCCAGGCCAGCACCTCGGCCTGTTGAGTCGCCCAGGTCAGGCGCTCAGCTTCGGGGTAGCCCTCTGTGAGCGCGGCGGCGGCTTGCGTAAAAGCTGCGTTAACCTGAACCACTTTAGCGGCCTGCATATCAGCGAAGGATGGAGTCGGCGCTGCCGCCAAAACCGGGTACCCGTTCGCATCACTAACGATACGCTGACCATCAGACTGTCCGCGCATCAGCGCTTGATGCTGCGCCTGCGTAATCTCAACCGCGTCCGGCTCGCTCTTGGCGAGATAGAAACCGCCTGTTGCTTTGGAGTAGTAGTATGTTTTCATTTTAGGCGCTCCCTATTGCAAGCCAACAGGCGACACGCGAGTTGATGCTTGGCCCGTCTAGCAATAAATCAAATGAGGTTGTGGCGGCGCTGGTGATTACCTTTGCCGCTAAGGGCGTGCCGCTAGACGTTGCATCACAGGCAAACGCGCGTGTAACGGGGCCTGAGAAGGCCAATGGCAAAACAACCGTGGCCGAATAGGAGCCGTTTGCAATGCCGATGGCCCCCCACTGCACCAGCCAGCTACCTAACCAGCTTGGAAATTTAATGTATCCGGTGCCGCTCAGGTTGATAGCAAAACCAGCCGCAGAGGCAATGTTTGACATGGCGCTGCGAATCCAGCTTGTGGAGGCAAGCTTGGCGCTATTGTCACTGGCGGACGGCGCGACGCCTTTGACGTACCCGCCTTGCGAATAAATCAACAGCCAGCCATTCACGCTGCCGGAATACTGTAGCCATATTTCCTTATCGGCTGCTATTTCACCGCCAGTCAGGGGGCCGCCGTCAGAGCCGTAAATGGGGAGTGATGACACGCCCACAGCAGGAGTAAATATAGCTGGGCCAGTATTGGCATTTGCGGCGCGCAATCTCAGAACAAGACCATTGTCGTAAGTTGATGCGGCTGGACTGTATGCCCCAACGTATGCGTTTGGGCTGCCGGCGTCCATAGACCAAGCGAAAGCACTCGTTCTATTTTCCAAGCCAAGAAGCGCCCCGACTATGATCCATTCGGTATTCGCCGCATTGCGCCGCCTGAGAAGTAAGTTGGCGGTGTCGGCCCAGCGCATGTAGGGCCACGTGATCACTGGCTCCGGTCCTGGGTGGTCTGCATCCGTATATCGTGGGTAGCTCAAGCACTTCCATGCGCCCGGCGATTCGTTCATAAAGCAAACAATATCGTTCGCTTCAGTCACCACGGACACGCCTGCAGGCATCATTAGAGCCGATGAATGCGCAAGCGTTATCCCTGCTTCAAACTTCAGATAGACGATTCGCCCATTGAAGTTGTCAGAAAAGCCGTTTATGGTGCTAGCTACCTTTTTGACGTTTGCGAATGAGCAATCAGGCGGCAGAACCGTTGTAGAGGCGGAGTTGATATCCGCCCCTTTGGAGAATTGCCGCCGTATAATGGCCGCGTGGATCCGTAGGAAATTGTCTAGCGTACCGCCGACGCTGTCGGACCCAGCTGGGCTGTTCATTGCCTCGTTGGTATCTAGGTCCGTGATACTGGATGGTATTGCCATTTTGAGTATCCAATAAAAATGCCCGCTCTAGGCGGGCTGGGGACTACATGGAACAAGAAACACTCTTCGGGATGAACCCGATATTTGTAGGGTGGGCTTTAGCGGCTATCGTCGTTGCGTGGTGGAACGGGCGCAAGTCCTAGCAAGCCGCCATATACCGCCGCTGGCGGCATCAGGCTAGGCGACTGCATGGGTAGCGATGGACGCACGAGCGCCGGTATCACACGCTGCGCAGCTCCCTGTTGAACGCCACTGATCGTACCTTGAATGACGCTACCAATGCCAAGCGGAATTTTGCCGCTAATCCGGTCCATCAAATCGAGGCCACGGCCCATTACCAAAGCGCCAGAGTTTGAGTTGTTCACCGCAGAGCCAGCGGGTTGAGCCTTCATATAGGCACCAACCCGGCCAATTGCCTTCAATTGCTCTACTTCCTCGGGCCCAAAGAATGCCGCTAACTTGCGATCGCCGATCATCGACAATGCGCGGTTATAGGCCGCAGGGCTGAAGTTGGCTGCTTGCTCTTCCACTGCGCCGCCCAGGGCTTTTTCCTTTAAGAATGCCGTTATCTGGCCTCTCACCGATTGCGCGACTTCTGGATTGGCTCTAACTGCATCGGCCAGCTTTCGGACATCATCGCTTGATGCCGCCTTGCTGATGATGAAGCGGTTAACGAACTGATCGGGCGTCACCTTACCATCGAATACGGCCTTTACCGCCGGCACCGATTCGACCCATTCCATCTTCTGTCGGTGCGCTGCGCGCGCCTGATTGAAGGCATCAATAGACTGCTGGCCAGCCTCGTTTGCTACTGGACTCATGCGGTCCGGACGCTGTGATAAAAGCGGCGTATCGTCCAGCGATTGGCGGACAAGCCCGAGCGCGTAGCGCGTAGAGCCGTCGCTGCTGCTGCGCTGCAGGCTGGCAATGCGCTTTTTGATTTGCTCCGCCACCTCCACTGAAAACGGCATTTCGCCATTGGAGATTCTGTTGATGGTGTTGCGTACATCTGCCGGCAAGGCAAACCCCACCATGTTTTCATCGAGCAACGAATTTACGCGCGTGGAGAATGCGGCAGGATCAAGCGGAAGGCTGCGCCCCGACGTATCGCGAGCGGCCGCATATAGGCTTTCCACCCTGCCCTGCCGCGCGTCAATGCCCAATTCCAGTTCATTGATGATGCGCTGGCCCGCACCTGTCATGTCATCGGCTGCGTTGGCGCCCTGGTTGTTCAGGGCGCGAATCAGCGACTGGTTGTTGGCATTTTCGACCTGGGAAAGGCCTTGCAGATTGCGATCCGACGAGTTAGCGCCGGCCTTGGCAAGGTTCTTCTCACGCGTAATTTGCACAGGATCAAGGGTGATTGCGCCCCTCGTTGGAATGGCGCCATCCACCTGCCTAAAATCGACCAGGCGGCGCACGGCGTCTGCATCCAGATCATCGCCGATGCGCAGCGCCTCGCGCACTTCGCCGCGCACTTGATTGCGCACGCGCTCTGGAACTGCACTCCAATCGACGCCCGAGCGCTGCATGACTAGGTTTATTTGCTGCTCTACCTGCCTTGGCCCGATAACGGGAATCTTCTTTGCGATCGCCGTGGCCGCACGTTGGCCGGCAGACAGCGCCATCGGCCCCGCCAAGCCGCCAGCAAAGCCCGCGACAGTCTGCGCAACAGGCCCGCCGCCGGCTTCGCGAACAGAACCGCCGGCAAGCCCGGCGCCGGTGGCCGACGCTAATTGGCTGCCTGGATTAGATGCAAGGCCCTGAAGTACGGCTTGAGTCGCCCCCGATGCGCCGCGCGCCAGCGCGCCAGAAGCGCCCATGATGCCGCCGCCGCCAGCCATCAGCCGCGCAGCATCGCCCACGACACGCTCGTTGGCTGTTTGTGGCGTCGGCAGGCCCAGCGTGTCGGCGAATGATGCAGCAGTGCCGCCAGTGGATGCCGCGCGTGGCAATCCCATGAAATCAAGGGCCGGATTAATGGCCTGGCGAATGGGCTCAGTCAGCACCGATGCAGCCTGCCCCAATCCCTCAATTCCATAGCGCGCCGTCAGCCCCAACTGACGCGGAATATCCATAAGCGTTTCGCCCACTGACTGGCTAACGGGCTTTTCTGCTGGCCGCATACCAAGGTGTGCGAAGATTTCAGCGTCAGAGTACCCAGCCTCGCGTGCCTTCTCAATCTTGGCCGAGAACTCGGGCTTTTGCCCGAGATAAGCCTCAATCTCGGCGTCCGAATAGCCGGCCTCTTTCGCCTTGGCGATTTTGGCGGCCATGCCAGATTGCAACGTCCCGGCCTGCGCCGTTGGCATGATGAAGTTCAAGGCTTTTTCCGTCCAAGAGGCGCGTTTATCGTAAGCAGGGATACCGGGGCGCAGGAAAACATCGGTGAACACCCGGCCAGCGGCCTGAGCGTCGGGGGCCTGCCTGATTTGCTCAAGCGCTCGGCCTTCTGGCGTGTTGGTCAGCTCGTGCACCAAAAAACCATAATTCGCTTGCGGCGCGGTTACGTCCATGTTGTTTTGTGCGGCCCAAGCCTCAAACTGCTTGCGACGTGGCCCGGTCCACTGCGCCCAGCCAAAGCCGCCGCGCGAGCCCGGAATAACCGGATTCTGCTCGTTGATCGCTTGCAGGCCAGCGGATTCATAGCCGAGTTGGCCAACGATGCCAGCCGCCTGCTGCGGCGTAATCTGCAAGTCTCGCGACAGGCCGGCAATGACCTGCGGGGCCAGATTTTCAAAAGCCATACGCTAATCCAATAATTCGGAGAGGGATGGGCGGGCCCCGCCTCGCGGTCGCAGGCTATCTCGCTGGCCGGCCGGCGCGCCCATGAGAATTCCGTCAATGGCCAGATCGCGGTTTGCTTTCTTCTGCGCAATGACCTCGGGGCTATCGCCTGGCTGCGGAAAATATTGCTTTTCAGCGTTCGCAAACTCCTCTGCCGAGATAACCGCGCCCGACTCCTTACGCAGCACCGCGTTGATGAAATCACGCTGCGCCTGGTTGAACTTCTGTGCTGCCGGGGTTGCGGCTGTGTTCAGGCCGGTCTCAATGATGCTGCCCAGCGGCCCCAAGAAGGCAGGCGCGTCGTACCCAACTGCCGCGGTGCCGGTCTGTTGCAGCCATGACGGCTTGCTTGCCATGAAATCATCAATGATCTTTGTCGCTTCGCGCGCGCGGCTACCAAAGAGCAGATCCTTGCTTTGCGCTTCAGTCATCGGCTTTTCGAGATTGTTCTGCGCTGGCAGAGGTCGGCCATCCGGGCCCACAACGGCCTGGGATTGGCCGGTGCGCTTATCTACCATCACGCCGCGCACAGGATCGAATATCATGTCTGGCCGCGCGCCAATCGCCCCTGTCGGGCCAAGAACCGGGGATGCTGACCCGGAATCAAGATCAATAAGCAACCCCGTCTGCGGGTCAAACTGCGTCCTCCGCCCCTGCGGCTTCGGCATAACAGACGTTGCTTGCTTGATCATATCCATGAGATATGGATTGCCGGTGCTGATGCCGCTTTGGATGGCTTGCGGAGTCAGATTACCTCCATTCTGCGCCCACCACTGCTGCGCGTGGGCCTGCTGCTGCTGGCCGATCTGAGCCTGTTGTTGCTTCATGCCGAACAGCTGCTGGCGCATCTGGTTTTCCTGCGCATTCTGCATCCCGCCCGCAAAACCCGCGAACCCCTGGCCTAAAGCCGGCCCGAACTGCCCGTAATGGCCTGTCGAGCCTTGCAACAACCCGGCAGCCATGCCAAGCAAGCCGCCGCGCAGCTGCTCGCCTTGTGGCGTCTGCGCGGTCAGCGTATCAAAGAGTCCCATATACGTTCCCCAAAAGACCGCTCAAGCGCTGGGCAGTCGGCTGAGATTGGAAGGTGCTGGCGGCCTGGTATGGCGCGGTGAACTGGCCGCCGCCTGCCTGTAACTGCGGGGCAGGGGCCGGGGCCATCATCGGCGCTTGCTGGCTGTCGCCCTGACTGCCCAGTCCGCCAAGCGCGGAGAGCATGCCCATATAGTTTGGCTGCTGCGGCATGCCGAAGCTCGATGAAACATTCATGCCGCCCAGCGACGTACCAAGCCCCCCCATATCCATGTTGGGCATGGCGGTGACGCCGGAAAGGTCGGGGATCGACGGAAAGTTGAACATGATGCCTCAGCTATTGTTGTAGCTACTGTTGAAATAGTAGTTATTCAGGTCCTGCGCATTCAGGCTTCGCGGCTGCTGAGGATCCTGAAAGACCGGAGCTTGGAATTGCGGCATCGGCATAGATGCTGGCGTGACTTGCCGGAGCTGTTGACCAGCCCACTGCGCATAGGGCGCGGCCATTTGCTCGTAATTCGTTTGCGGCGCCTGGTAGATACCTCCAAGTAGGCCGCCATATTGCTGCGGCACGATGCCACCCATCGCACCATTGAGCAGGCCTGCCGTACCAAAAACCTGATTCATAGCAACCCCCCGAGTAAACCTAAGCCTGCGCCTGCCGCAAGCCCCCATGGGCCGGCCAGTCCAGCGCCCGACATGCTGGCGCCAAGCGAGCTTGCCAGGCCCGCCCCGCCCAGCGCCCCGCCCAGCGCCGAAGCTGTGCTATTGCGCTGGTACGGATTCGGCCCGGTCTGCGTCGTGGTTCCGCCGCCGCCCATCAGCGTGCGGATCGCATTGCCCATCACATCCAGGCTTTGATACGGCTGATTCTGTTGATTCATCCAGTTTTGGTAGGCAATATCCAGTTGGCCCTGATTCTGCCCCTGGATCGCATCGCCGATACCGAGCAGGGCTTGCGCGTTTCGATAGCCTGATTGAGACATGCCCGGCAGCATTCCAGCAGCCTGCATCTGGCGCGCGCGCTCTGCTTGGAAGTTGGCATTGGACATATCAAGCCCGGCCTGCGCCAATGCAGAATTTCGGGCCAAGTCCGTTTGCTGTGCCTGCATCCTGCGGTTTAAGTCCGACTCGCCAAGCTGCGCCTGCAAGCCATAATCAGCCATGCGCATATCATTCGACACGCGACCAAGCTCATTGGACATTTGCCGCGCATTCTCGGACTGCGCCTGCTGCCAAGCAGACCCGCCAAAAGCCCCGGCACGCGCCATCGTCGCATCGGTGTTGTTGAATACCGAGTTCCCGTAGGTGCGCGAGATATCATCGTGTGCGGAATTGATGGCTGACTGCAGGTATGGATTGTTCTGGCCCAAAAGCGCGTTCTGGCCAACATTGGTTGTTGCCCCTAGGTACGCATTGCTTCCGGGAGAATAGCCTAGATAGTTGCCGGCAAGCGTTGCCTGAAGCTGGCCGCGCCCTCGATTCAGATCATCCATGCCATAGCCTGCGGACTGGCGCGCCATGTCAAAGCCAGCAAGCTGATCGGGCGTAAAGTCCGCGATCTGCTGACCGGTGTACTGCTGATACGGCGTCATTGCGACCGCAGACGCCTGTTGCATGAAGGGGGCAAGGTAGGGCGCCAGCTGCGGTGGCGGCTCCATCTTCGTCGTGTTCGTTACGTTGCTTGGACTGCTTCCGCCGCCGCTCATAGCGTTCTCCGTGAAATCCTGTACATTTCTTGAAACCCAAACCTCTTGGCCCACAATTTCGATACGGCCTCTGTGCATGCGCCTTGAATGGCGCTCGCGCCGCCGTCTGTCGCATACTTCGCCAGCAGATCAAATGCTGCATCCAGCGTTGCGCCAGGAGCATGGATCGCGTACACGTGCAGAACCCGAATATTGGGCATCTGCATGAATTCGACCGCCAGCCACGCGCGCGCTTCGTCTGTGGACACCATCAGCAGCGTCAGTTCCCCGCGCGATAGCCGCATCTTCAGCTGGTCGGGCGTACACTCGCCTTGCGCCAACTTCAGGGCATCTCCAAGCTTGTACGCGCCCTCTTGCCATGCGCGGTCTACGTGCTGAGGCGAAACCACAAAGAGCTCGCAAGGCCGATTTATATGGTCTGACACCTCGCCTCCTTCCACGTGCCTGGCTCGCCTGATGCAACACACAACCAACCAATGACCATGTATCCGCCCAAATCAGTCGGCTCCAGGTTCCGGATAAAGTCGCCCTGAGCGTGCTGGCCTGTCGTGGGCGGTGCAGTCGCTGCGTTGTAATACGCAACAATTCGACCCTCGGCGGTCCCGTTCACTTGCCTGGCAATGCTGCGGAATAACTCGTAGAGACGCGTGTAAAGCTGGCGGTCATAGCCCGTTGCGCCCGCAAACGCTGGCAAGCGTGGATCTTCAGGCAGCTTCATCGGTCGCCATCCAATGACAGCGACGGATTGACCGCGGTTATCTCAACAGGCCCCGTAAAGTCCAGTTTCAGCCGATGCCAGCGGGCGGACCAAAGCAGATCGAACTTTCCATCATCAAAACCAGCGACCTCCCCGTTTGCCAGCACATCGCCCAGGCCGTTCTTCCAATAAGCTTGCAGCGCCGCAGAAACTGGAGATCTCAAAAAACGGCAGCGCAAGCGGGTGATGGTCGTAAATGCCGCATCGTCGCCGATATCCCATGTTGTCAACGAGCAAGGCATCGGCGTATCGCCTATCAGCTTCAGTTCGCCGCCCACAAACACGGCTGGCGTCGCCCCGCCCGCGAACCATTGTGGCGAATCGTAGGCAATGCCGGAAATGTCGTCGTAGGTCGCGTAGAGCGACCCCAGATCGTCATACGTCACTGCAGTCGCTATATATTCGACTGTTGCCTGAATAGCGCGTGCGGCCCTGCCCCAGCGCTTGGTCTTGGTGTTGTAGAAAATGCAGTTATCCAGCTCGCCGGAAGACTGTTTTGACACGAAATACCATGTCACGATGCCGCTTACGCGGTCAAAATAGCCGTGCGTGCGGTACAGGAAAGAGGGGTGCGCGCGATCGAAGAACCACTGACGGACCGGCGCGCCAATTGACGCGGGCCGTGATCCGTCATAAATCCAGAAATCGTCAGATCCGATGAATACATGGGCCGTGTCGATGTCAACGACCGCCTCTTGCGACAGCGCGCCTATTTCGCCCGGGACCGGCTGCCACGCCCAGATAACAGGCGGGCCGACATACTGGCCGATGTACATGGAGCTTTCCTTGTACACGACCACCATGGAGCCCAGTGTCTTGGCGGCGCGAATCTCCCCGGGCGTATCCAGAAATCTGCCATTGGCCGATTGCTTGGCCTGATCTGGCGTCCATGCTGTGTGGTCATAGAGCCCTGAGCACCACCACATGTCCGCCATGTCGCCGTAGGTCGCATCGACCGTGGCAAAAGCCATGACAAAGCCTGCCGTGGTGATGATTATTCGAGCCTGCGGGGCTTCCGGGATGTCATCAAACCCGGCGCCCGTAGACGCCTGTATCTTGTCCGCCTGGTTGGTGGCAAGGGTTACATTGCCAAACTGCGCAAACCGCCAGCGGTTTTCAGCGCCGGAGGTGTAGCCCCCAGCCCTGGACCGATCTACCCAGGCATTGGATACGCCCTCGTAGAGTTTCGTGGGCGTGCCTGCAAAGAATCGACGCTGGTTGTCCAGGCGCAGTACAGATGCGGCGCCCCGGCACTCGTCGCCCAAGGCTGGATATGCGACCGGCTGCAATTGGCTCGCGGCCTTAAAGCCTGTGAGCGTCGGGACAAGGTTTTCGCAGTCCGTCAGTATCCCCGGCGTCGTGGAAGGCAGATCGGGCGCGAAACCCAGAAGCTCTTGCATTACTGAATCACCAAAGTGCCGCCCGAGTGCTTGGCCCGGTCGCTAGACGCTTGCAAATCGGTCAGGGCCACTTGCAGCAAGCCCCGCCACGTCTCGATGCGCGGATCGTCTTTGATGTACGGGGCGGCTTCCAGCAGCGCGCCATACAGGTAGGCATCCGGGCCGTCGGCCAGCAACCAATTGGTCGCTTGGGATTCGGACAGCGTCGGAATCTTGGCGTAGTAGCGCACCGACACATTGTCAGGGCCGGCGCCGTTATGGGACACCATCAACTGATTGCCCATAATCGTGTAATAGCTGCCCAGGTCGCAGCGCTGCCACTCGTCGCGCGCCACGAAATCAAACCGTATGTCGCCATCGGTTGGCGCGCCTACGAACTCCAGCCAATCAGCGGGCAAGTCTGCCGCGCCGTCCGTTAGGGTAAGCGTGCTCGCCTTTTCCATCTGCCGCACACGCAAATTGCGGTTAAAACGCGTCTCAGCGAGCATAATCAGGTCTTCGGCCACGCTCGCGAGGTCAGATCGGTGCAGCCATCTGCCGACAGCCGCTTTCAATTGCGTGTAATCGGTGATCATATGGCGCCCTTATGCACCCGAAAGCCGCTGTTATCCGGGTCATTCAAGAACTCGCGCAGCAACGAGGCGTTTTGCATCACAGCATCGAACGTCACGCCCCGGCGCTCGGCCCAGGCGTTGAGCACGACAACTGGAATGCTGGCTAGGTGATGGTCGCCCGCCGAGGATTTCTGCATTCCCTCGTTATGCAGCGCCTTAGCGCGCTCAAGCACGGGCTCAACGTCCGCCGTCGTCTGGATGTGGAACTTGTCCCCATCCGCGTGAAAGCGGGTAACGCTGCTGTGCGTTGCGCTTAGTATTTGTCCGGCCATAGTTAAAAGCCGCCTTGCGGCGGCCCCATGTGATGTGATCTAGGGCCGGCCTGACGTTCGTAGCGTCGAGCCGGCCCGTTTCGCTTAGGCTGCCTTCAGATCGCGAATGGCAAAGTTCATGAGCGGGTTATTGCACTTCAAGGTCCACTCGGTGTTCACCATCTTCTTGATGTTGTCACCGGTCTTTGCAAGCTCCGTGGGTTTGAAGGGGCGAAGCGTCAGAATCGACCAGCCTGCCGGGTCGATGCCGAACACCTCGCGGGCGCGCTGATGGCGGCTATTGACGACCTTGTAGATACCGAAGTCGCCTTGGTACACCTCGACGGTCGCGGTCAGTTCCTTGTCCTTGATCGCGTAGTTCTTGGTCGCGTTCGCATCGAAGCTGGAGAAAACCGCCCGAAGCGCCGCTGGGATGAAGAGCGACAGGTTGTTTTTCGCGCCGTTGGTCCATGCCTTTTGCGCGGCGTTCTGCAGCATGGCCTCGGTCCACACGCGGGTCGTGCCGTCGGTGGGCGCCGTATTGGTCACTGGATTGGGGTCTGCGCCGTCCGCCGTGGCAAAGTCCGTATTAGTATGGACAAAGCCCAGCACGCCACGCGCTTGAGGCGCGACAGCAGCCGCCGCGGCGATGGCCGTGGTGTTCTGCAGGGCCGCAAAGTCGATGTCTTTCTTGAGCTCGACCATCTTCTTTACGTCCTGATAGGACACCTCGGACTTGCGTCCGGCCTTCGCAACGGCTTCCTGCGTGCCAGTCACCGCGTAGACCTTCTCGGAAATCTGCGTGCGGTTGCCCAGGCGCACGGTCGGCGTAACAGCCGCTACGGTCGCCTCGTTGCCCTGCACGACCTTGTTATTGCTGGCTGCTGCCAGGTCGTCGGTCTGCCACTCTTCGAGCACTGCAGATGCCTTACCCTTGCCGATGGCCGACACAAAAGGGGTTTCCTCCGGGCTGATCCGGTAGATCTGATCGGAGAGGGATTCGCGGTTGCCAACCGCATCGAATGTAGCGAAAGAGTCTGCCAATTTGGCCATGATGATTCCTTTACTTTGCGGCGTTCCACATCGCTGCCATTGCCTCGATTGAGGGCTTGTTGGCAAACGATTTGGCCGCCTTTTGGACGGATGATGGCGGCGCGGATCGCGTCTGGCGCGCGGGCTTTGCTGCCTGCGCTTTCCTTACTGCCTCGGGTTTCTTCGCTTGCAGTTCGCGGTACTTCATTGCGTCGTGCAAGATGCGGATGTGCTTCGGGTCGGTGATCGATCCCAGCTCCTGCTCGGTCAGGCCGTAAGCCTTGCCGGCTTCATTCATCCGCTTGATCAGATCAGGACCAAAGTTCGGCAGTGCGTTCGGGCCCGACGCCAGCTCGGCAGCCGCTTGTTGTTGGGCAGCGAGAAAGGCCTGCTGCTGCTCGACAGTGCGGCTTTGCTGGAATTGCGTGAGGTGGGCGGCCAACCCGTCACGACGTCGTTGGGCCATCAGTAACTGGCTTGTGGCTGCGTTGTAGGCGACAGGGTCATCCTGCGCGCTGAGGGCTCCTATTTGGGCCTCCAACTGCTGGATTTGCATGTCAGCTAGCGCAAGCTGCCCGTACTGTGACGCGTATTGCTGGACTTGCTGGAACTGCTGGCTTAACTGCTCCTGAGCGGCTTTCCGATCATTGGCCAGGGATTGCGCTTTCTGGGTGTAGTCCTGATTGCGCATGTATCCGGCTTTCAGCTCGGAAATCGGGGCTTCGAACTCTTCCCCTGCAGCTGTCTTCCACTTCACGACGGCGCTGTCATCGAGCGATTCCCCTTCGGGTTGATCGTCCTCTTCGCCTTCGTCCGCTTCGCCCTCTTGCGTCTCAGTGTCCGCCTCTCCGGCTTCGGATTCCACATCGGGTTGATCCTCGTCCAGTTCGGTTTCAGGCTCATCAGCCTCGTTCATCTGGTCGGCAAGTTGCTGCAGGTCGATTTCGTCTTCCATCTCAGGTAGCTCCATGAGGTTTGACTCCGACAACAAAAAAGCGCCACTCGGGCGCTAATCGGTTGGTCTTTCTCGGATTTCGCTGTCAAAGGGCCGCGAGTCGCCCGAAAGTCAGTGCTTGGATCCGTCGCTGTACACAGCGGATGGGTCGCCTTCAAAGGTGCGTATGCCCGAATACACGCCCTGGTGAACGCCGGCTGAAGCCTCGGGGTGCGTGATGCTAGTGACCACTACCCCGCGCGCCTGGGCGGCCTCTTCGTGATCGCGGATGAAGTCTTTAAGCTTCGGGATAGCCTTCTCAGGCTCTTTGCGCGTTGCCATTGAAATACTCCTTAATTCGGTCCATAAAGGTCTTTTCTTCGGGCGGCAGGCCCAAGATGCTGCGAGCCTCGGCGCCGCCTTGCAGGTAGCCATCGAACACGCCGACAAAGCGGGTCAGGGTCATCTGCATGCGGTGCAACTCTTCCCTCTGCTCTGCGGTCAACTTTTCATCGCGCCACACTTCGAAAATGTGTTGGCGCATCGTGGACAAAGCCTCAAGAACGAGCTCGTTTTCCATGATGGCCTTGGCGGCCAGCGCACGGTTATGTCCGGCCCGCTGATCGTTTGTCAGATTCATGCTGGGAATCCAGTCTGTTGCGGCTGCATCGCCTCGTAATTCTTGCGCTGCTGCTCGATTTCATTCATACGGGCTTCGTGCTCGGCTTCCGCCTTCTTCAATGCCAGTTCCTCGCGCCGAATCTCAAGGTCAATTTGCTTCATCTGCAGCTCCCACTGTTTCATCTGCAAATTGGCTTGGATTTCCTGCTGCTTTACTCCCGCCTTGATCTGCTCGGCCTCGACTGTGGCTCGCGCGATCGCAGCCTCTGGACCTTCCTGGGGTGGCTGTGGCGGCTGCTCTGGCTGCTGATCGGGGTCGTTGAAGAACTTATCGACATTCTTGATGCCGGCGGCTTTAAGGATCGACTCCATGGTGTTGAATAGCTTCTTGGCATCCACCAATGGAAGGCCCGCCGCCATGGCTTCCTTCTGCGCTTCGAGAATCAGTTGCAGGATGCCGATAAGCTGCGTCTTGTCGCCACTGCCTCTGCCTGTCTCGATAGTCACGTCCATTTCTGGCGACCAGGGGGACGGGTCAACCTGCACCCACTGGTTGCGCAGCCGAACGGTAGCGGCCTTGTCCTGATTATTGACCACCAGGCGCAGCAGCAACCGGAACAGGTCTTTTATGCCTGTCTCGGCCATAATCCGGGCCATCATGCGCTTGCGAGCGTCACCCGCTGACATGATCTTGGATACGCCGGTCGCCGTCTTGTTTAGGCTGTCTGCGTCAAGGCCCTGGTTGTAGCGCGTGATGCCTGTTCTAACCTCCCGGCGCGAGTCCATGAACTCGATGCCGTCCAGGGCAGATTGCGCGACTGCTGTGGTCTGCAGAGGGCCGACAGCCTGCAGGCTCTTCACCCGCACCACCCCGCCGATGCGGTTGTTCAACAGGTCATCCAGATTGACCTGGTTTTCTAGGGCATATGTGCGCGGATTGTTCGCCAGCATCAGGCTGTCGATGTACTGGCGCTGCATGGCTGTGGAGGACTGCTGGATCGGCGCCACGCAATCAGCCATCGCCATGCCGATCAACCGATGCGGAATAAGGATGGGGCTGATCGTGCAAAAATCAGGGCCATCCGCATCATCATTGACGAGCGTGACATTGCCGGCGCGAACTACATGGCGCCACTTGGCCAGGCCCTCGCCGTCGTAATCCAGGCGGATAAAGCCGTCGAAAACGCGGAATTCTTCCGTGGATTCGTCTGTGGAATTCTCACCCGGCCAGCCGGAGATCGAATCATCGTCGGCGATCTGCGCAATGCCCTCGCCATCGATCAGTGCCTCGAAGGAGCGCACATCAGCGACCTTATCCTCATCGTAGCCAAGCTCCAACATGTCCGAGCGCGTGAGCATCTTGAATTCGCCCACAATGTCAGCGGCCTGAATCGTCTTGGCGCGCGGCGTGATAACGAAGTTCTCGGGCTGTACGTTGTCAATGTAGACGCGGCCCTTGGTGACCGAGCGGCGCAGCTTCACATCGAACAGTTGCGCCACAGGCTGGGCAAGCTGGGCCATCACCTGTTGCTGCACTTCAGGGGCCAGAGTATTGAGCGCCAGTTCCGCTTGCTGCCTTGCTTCCAGGTCGGCAGGATCGTCGTAGGCGCGCTGCTCGACCACTTCCGCATCGCCATCGAGCAACTGCGTCAGTTGAAGTTCGCTGATGCCGCGGTACTGCCGGTCAATGATCTTGTCTTGCTCGGCCCAATAGGCGCGCACAATGCCCACTTTCGAGAGCAGCGCATCCTTGAACCACGTCGCAAAGATCAGGAACCCCGGATTTTGCTTCTGGACGATGTAATTGATGTAATCTGTGGCCTGCCCGGCAAACTGCTCGTCTTCTGCCCCAACGGGCTCAAACTCGGCAATATTGTCGCCAGACAGGAATATCTCGATCAGGTCCGGCATCGTGGATTCGATGGTCTCGAACACATCCCACGACACGGCCTGAGAGCGGCCAGCCGGGGCCGGGTCCATTTCGCCCAGGTAATACCGGTAGTTGCGCTCGCGGTCCGCCTTCAGATGCTCTTCCTGCCAGGCGGACGCATCCGCAATGCTGGCGTCGAGAATCTTTTCGAACTCGTCTTGATCGATTGCCATTAAAAGGTTCCCAGGGGCTGGTAGTTAAGCTCGCCGCCCCATGTTTCGTTCGTCATCGCTTCGGCGTTCACTGCGATGTATCGGAAATTGTCAGCGCCGTGACTCCACTCGTCATGCATCGGGGCGCCCGGCTCGTTGGTCTGCTGGTTGATGGATCGCCGGTAGCGCTTTAAGCACTGCACCAGGCGGTCCGTGTTGGCCTTATCGAAGTACACGCGGGGAAATGTCATGCGAGCCAACCGTATGCCATCCTCGATGCTCATGTTCGGCGTAATCGCCACATTCCAGCCCAGGGCCTGCATGATTTCCTCGGCGCTCTTGCCGGTCTTGAAATCCTTGTTTCTGCCATCGTGGGGCAAATACAGCTTGCCCCAGTTCAGATTCTTGGCCTTGAGCAGCGCCGAATAGTGATCAAGCGTCTTATGGCTGTCTTCGATGTACTCGATGACCCTCAAGTCCGCCACGCCCTTTTGCACCAGACTGATCGCCATCGCATCGTTCCAGCCCAGGTCGAACACAACATGCACCTTCAGCAGCGGGTCATACGGCACGTTGGTAATACGATTGCCTTCCTCGGCGTTGGCCACCTCGTCGTAGTAGATCGCACCCGTAACGGCCGGCTTGCACTTGCCCAACCAGATGTTGTCGTAGTCCTTCGGGGCCGTAAGCTGGCAGTGAATGCGCTCAGCTTCCAGTTCCTCGCTGAACCAAGGGTTGTCGTGGTAGTTGACCTGCACCACACACGAATTAGGCGGCGGGTTTGCAATGAACCGGGAATACGTCTCGTCCGTCTCCAATTCCGGGTTCATGCTGATCCAGATTTCGGACCCGGCCTTACGAATCGTCGGAATCAGTACATCCCACGATTTCTTACTTACGCTTTGCCCTTCTTCCACCCAAACAACATCAACGCCTTCGAACGACTTGATCGAATCGACGGTTTGCTTGGATAGGCCGGCAAAGGAAAACTCGGTACCGTTAATCCCTCGAATCTCGGTTTCCAGCACCTCATAAAAGCTAGACAGGCCCAATAGCTCGATCTGGTCTTTCAGCAGCTTGTGCACTGACTGCTTAATCGACAGTTGGACTTCCCGCGCACACAACACGCGTATGGTCTTGGCTGTTCCCTGAAGCAGCAATGCCCGGGCAAATGACCACGATTTGGCCGACCCCCGCCCGCCGTGGGCGACCTTGTACCGATACGGCTTGAACAGAAACCGGAGCTTCTTGGGAAACTTAATCGTCACCGATGAACTCGATCTTGTGATTCATCGTAACGCCGCCCGAGTGCTCCACCTTCTGCACATCAACGCCTACGATCTTGGCTTTGCCCATCGTGGCGGAGATTGCGGGAGCGGCCTGCATCTCTTGCAGCGCTAACTGCCTTGCTTCTTCCAACTCGGCCAACAGAGAATCCACCGTAACGTTGTGGCGCTTTTGGTGCGATTCCTGCAATTGCTTGATTCTTGCGGCAATCTTGGGGTTATCCAGTAACTCTTTCGCCGTCCGGTTCACCGTCTCGGGCTTCATGTTGCTAGCGTTGTATGAACTCCTGTACGCCTCGCTTGCGTTGCCGGTCTCAATGTAGGCTTGGCAGAACGCTTCTTGTTTTGGGGTCAGGTTCATAACAGTCACGACTCCGGTTTCCCAGTTGGTCGCCCAATAAAATGCCCCAGGGATCCGAAGATCAACCTGGGGCGGTTATTCATTTGAGGGCCAATGCTTGCGCCACTCTTCCGATTCCATGAATTTATTGAGTGCGCTTGCCTGATCTTCCGTGTACGCAAGCAATACGACACGAGGCTCCCGCTTCTCTTCTATGGTTGCATACGTTGAGCCCGGCGTTGTCTGGTGAAGCGCCTTAGCCACTTCCTCTGCTTGATAAACATTAGGGAACTCACCGTATTGCTCACAGCCACCGCTAACACGGTCATTGCCATAATGTGTTGCCGTGAAATGCGTAACAACATACCGGGTGATCGCGCGCACCCTGAAATCATTCTCAACGATGTTCATTCCAACCTCATCTACCCCCTCAGGGGCATAGGATCTAGAAATAAAAATGCCCGCCGATCTTTCGAAGGGCGGGCTAAGTGGCCTTTCGGCCTGGAGGAGACAAACGTTGAGCCAATAAAAAAGCCCCGCAGGAATATGCAGGGCTTTGCGTATCGTTCGGAGTCGGGCCGACCGCCTGTAGGGCTTTTACACGGCCTTGGCCGGTTGTCTGGCTGTCTGAGCGTAATTATGCACTGTATGCTCGTACAGTGCAACAGCTTGCTGGAATTGCCTCACCGCATCATCTAAATAGGCATCGTAAGAGCGCATGCTGATTTGCAGCGCCCTGCATGTGCCGCGTTTATCGTTGCGCCTGACGTAGTGCGCCTTGAGTAGTCCCCGCAGCTTCGCATCAATCCGATAATCGGACCTTGCCCAGCAATATTCGATGGTCTTGGCGTCCGCCTCGTCTATCTCTGGGCGCGGATGCAACTCCCGATATCCGTCCGTGATAGTTATTCCTGCAGCAATGGCCATTTGTTCGCACACCCTAGCGGTTGGGCTAGATGTCCCGCGACCGGCACCCGGCCTGTAATATCGACCCCAGTTCTCCAACCGGTCTTCAAATGCCCGATCTATCATCGCCGCCTATTCTCCCTTAACTACTGACACGATTGCGCCGATTAGGACAACCATAACCCCCGCGCCCACCACCAGAAATGGCAGCATGAGCGGGAATAACGCCCAACCCCACGGCAAGCCCGGCGCGAGGCCAGATACGCGCAGCATGATCAAGAAGGCGGCAAGGACTGATAGCGCGCCCATCATCACCACCTATCAACTACAGGAATAAAGCCGCCGGGCTGCTTGACGTTGCCGATGCCCTTTGGCGTCCACAATGGCGGCTGTGCGCGTTGTATGTCGTCTGCCCGAGGATGTGATTCGGTTTCATTTCCTTTCGAGCCATCAAGACAAATTGCGGCGGTAAAGCTTTCGTGCTCATGCTGGCACCTCGACATATTCGAGCTTCGGCAGCACCTCGACATAACGTTGCGATAAGTGCATGCGCTCGCCAGTATCGGCACGAACGTCCCAAACCGACTCACCAGTTTCTCGATGCGTATATTGCTTAATGAGTGTGGCTGGACCGAATTCATGAGTAAGTACCTTTTGCATGGAATGCTCCTTGTTAATAATCACTCCCCTACCTCCACGATTACGAAACCTTGCTTCTTGGAATCCCGGGCCACATCGAGCTTGATGGGCCGAAAACACTTGTCATCCACTCCCAACGCTTGTGCGATCCCATCCAATGCGGCTTTACTGGCGGCAAGCATGTTGTCTAAGTCACGGTGCCGGCCATCAGGCGCAACGAACGTGACCGATAGCGGGTATGTATCGGCTGGAGTCAGTGTGTTTGTGCCTAGCGCAGCCCGAGCGCACAGGGCGCCGTCTTGTCTGGCGCGAATCTTGGCCGCATGGGTCGATTGCCACGCCGCGCCGTTTTTCCGGTTTGGCATGAGCCTTGAGTCGATCCAGGGCAATTTGATGTGCAGACGGTCAATGTTCATGGCATCAATCCTTTAGCCCGCCCTTAGCGGACTTCGGCGTTTCTGGACGGCGACCATAGACGGTGCCCGCGGCTAGGCTTTCAAATCGGGTCTGGTGTCCGATGTAGGCAAGTGCGACCGTTCCTGGCTCGCCCTGACGAATCAACCCCACATTGACCTCGCAGATGCCCTTGTCCAAGGTGTGCTCGTTGTAGACCTCGTCGCGATAAAGGAAGAGCGCGCCGTCGCAGTCCTGCTCAATAGCGCCAGAGTCGCGTAAGTCAGATGGCATGGGCCGCTTGTTAGGGCGCTGCTCCAAGCTGCGGTTAAGCTGCGAAAGCAAGACAATCCCGATCTTCATTTCCTTGGCCAGCGCCTTGAGCCCCCGCGTGATCTGTTCGATTTGTGCGTTTCTGTTGTCGCCGTCGCCGTCCATCAGCTGCAGGTAGTCGATGACGAGTAGGTCTAGGCCGTGCCGGCGCTTAACCTGCCGGGCCTTCATGCGAACGTCCATGAGCCGCAATGCGCCCTGGTCGTCAATGAATAGGTTCATTTGCTCGATACACTTAACGGCATGCGTTAGGGCCGGCCATTCGTGGCCCTGCATCTTTCTGGGGTCGATCACATGCGGAAGCGGAATCCTGCCCAGTGCCGCGACGTTGCGGTCGTGGATCTGGTCTCTCGGCATCTCCATCGACAGGATGAGCACCGAATGTTCGGTTGCCACGTTGATGGCAAGGTTGAATGCGAAGGCCGATTTGCCCATCTTCGGGCGGGCCGCCACGATCCAGAGCTCACCACGACGAATGCCGCCCATCATCTTTCGGTCTAGATCGGCAAACCCTGTGGAGATGGCTTTGACGCCGGCGCCGTCGGCACGCTTTTGCAGTTCATCCACGTAACGCGCCAGATCATCACTCGCTTTGATCGGCTCGGATTTCGCTCGTTGTTCGGCAATTGATTCGAGCTTAGATTGCGCCTTGTCGATAATTTGCGCCGGGTCTGCTTGACCTTGCGCTTCCTCCGCAATCTCCCCGGCCATCGCTGCTAACGCCCTTCTTTGCGCCGCGGCCCGTACTAGTTCGGCGTAACGGCCTATGTTGGCAGAGCTTGGCGTATTGGCTGCAAGGTCGTTCAGGTACACCAGTGAAATGCTTTCGGGCAGCCTGTCGCTGAGTGTCACCACATCCGCGGGTGCCCCGCTTTCGATGGTCTTGCAAATCTGCGTGAAAAGAACTTGATGGTCGCCGCGGTAAAAATGCTCTGCCCTTAGGTCGCCCAATCGGTCATAAGCGTTGTTGTCGATTAGCAGTGCGCCCAAAACCGACTGTTCCGCGTCTTGGTTGTAAATCATGCCACCACCTCCCGGTTAGCCTGCAGCGCTTGGGCTTGCAGTCCTTGAGTGGTCAGCAGGTACTCGTTGCCGTACTCCCCAACCTTGGCGTACCAAAGGCGCATGTAGTTCTTTTCGACATAGTTCAGGAAATGGCGCCTCCAGTCGGCCTGTTTCCTTGATTCGTCTTTGCCCCCAGGCCCGAACTGACGTTTGAATTCTTCCCAGGCCAGTTGCACAAAGTCCATTGGCAGACCAGTCGCCTCTACGTACTCCAGCAAGGGCTTGTATCCACTGATCGCAGTCTCACCGGCTGTCTTGCAGTTTTCGATGAAAGTTTTCAGTTGGATGCGTGGCTTGCGTTCCTGTTTTGGTTTCTCGTCTCGCGGACTCTCACCCCCGGCAGGGGGGTTAGGGGGGTCTTTAATACCTTCCTTTCCTTTCCCTTCCTTTCCGTCAATGAGCCCTCCGTGAGCATTCCGTGAGTCCTCATTGAATTCAGGTTCCGGGATGCTCGATTTGGAGGGCCGATTGATTACCTGATGCTTGCGGAAACCCTTGATATGCAAGTAGTTCTCGCCATTCACTGAATACTCAATGATCACTCCCTGAGCAATCAACTCGTCTAGCAAAGGCTGACATTCAATGCTGTCCGCGGGAAAGACTTGCATCTTGAGTTTCTTTGCGGACGCTACCAAGTTGCCGTTGTCATCCGCGAAGTTCAGCATTCCGATGAACAATAGACGAGCACTCATTGAGCACTCAGTGAGTTTTTCATCCGTCCAGAAATCAGGTTTGATTGTCCTGATACGCGCCATGTCTACGCCCTCGCCTTAATGCTCTGCTTGAGGGACTCACACAGAAGATGCGCCTGTTGTTTTTGCGCCCTTTTCGTCGTCAGCTTGGCAATGTTCCGTGCCATCGCCATTTGATGGGCCTTGACCCTGTCCTTGGCTTCAAATAGAATTTGGTTATTCATTGCACGTACTCCTTTAAGCGTGTGCAGTTGAAAGGCCCGGAACTCCTGCCAGAGTCTCCGGGTTTTGTTTTTGCGCGGCCTCCAAGGCGCCAGCAGGCACGATGCAGCCAGCCTCTAAGAGCAGATCGATGCATTCGCCAAGCAACACCATTTGCGGGCCGTATTTGGCTTCAAATCGTGTTTTCCAAGGATGAATAGCGATCAGCCCCGGAACGCCTGTTCCGTCTTGGTGATGACCCGCGCAAAGCGGCAGTACCAACCAATGCGCGTTTGGCTTCGTGCGACCGTTAATGTGGTGAATGCTCACAACCGGGTTGCGGTTGCCGTCTTTTCGACAGGCGATGCAGCCCAGGTCGGCCAGTAAGCTGTGGTAGTGCTTTTGCTCAAGAGTGGCAGCGCGGCCCTTCATATCCCTCTCCCAAGCGATGTTGCCGACCAACGAACGCCCTTCTCTGTACCGAATGCGTGGGCAAGCTCGATAAGCTCCGTCATTTCCCGAACAGACATGCGGCTGGTGCGCTGACCAAGCAGCACCATGCCGCCATCAATCCCCATTGCCATACGGGTCTCACGCTTTAAGCTGGCTGTGAGAATGTCTTTCACTTCTTCGGGCGAGACTTTGACTAGCTTGCCGTTGACAACAAAATCAACCTGGCGACTTATGTCAGTCAGGATTGACCAGAGAATGTCGTTCTGTGCCAACGAACGGGTCTTCGGTCGTATCTCGCAGCGGTACCCATCGGGTGCCGTTGCTGCAAGGTGCGCAGCATTACGACGAGCCAGCGGGTTTGTGAGATAGATGACCTGCTTTTCCATTACGCCACTCGCAACAGGCCGACACGCTCCATGCGCTCGGCAAGTTTGGACATGGCTTTCTGAGCCTCGACGAACTCACGTTGTAACCGGGCGCGTTCGTCTTCTGGCTCGATAGGCCTGGGATCGCTGTAACCAGTCTCGCGAGCGACGTAGTTGATGGCTGCGTGGCATCCGACCTCTCGACCGATCTTGAGCAGCAACAGGACTTGCTCGGGCGAAAACTTCTCAGCGCGGTTATCGTTCAAGCAGTCAAGTAAAGTACGGTGTGCGGCATCCGGTGTTTTCTCGGGCCACAGCTTGCAACCCACGGATTTTGCGCCTCCAGCAGCTTTAACCACGTCCTTTAGCGCCTCTGAAAAGGTGTCGTAAAACAAGGCTTCTTGGTTCATTTCCGAAGACCCCCGAAAAGTTCGGAAGCGTTCGGATAGCTTCCGATGGGCAAAAAAAGAGAGGATGTAGGCATCGCAAACACCCTCGGGAAGTACGAATGCAAAAACCCACTGCCGTCGCCCACAATGGCCCAATGAGCGAGCCGGAACACCCCGCCCTTTTTGACCTGGCCGTCGATCTTGCGCATCAAGCCTTTGCAGAGCCGGACGACGAACATGTCATGTGTATCTACTCGCGCCTGTTGTGGAACTGGCAACGCGGCATTGGTGATGACGGCGCCGTGACGGTGCATTGACATGCTGTACGCACTATCGGTAGCCGCATGCCCTACCGCATCTGCCCGATTCCAGCGGTCTGAAGACACGCCTAAAGTGTTAAACGTGGGCGCTTGTTGGCCGACGAAACAGGCAGAAAAAAGAGAAAGGGAGTCGGGATTGGAATTACGCATGGGTGGGTTCTTTGAACTCTGGGCGCACTCCGGCGAAAACGTCTGGATGCTCCAGAATCACACGGGGCGGGATGCCACGGCGCTTCCAGTTGCTTACGCGCTGGATAGCACCCTGTTCGTGCGCAATGCCTAGCAACTCGGCCACTTTCGTGGGCCCGCCCAGGCTGTCGATGACTTGTTCGTGCGTTTTCATAGTGCCTCTATTAAACGCTATGTTGAATCTGAAGTCAACGCGCCGTTTAACAACTACATAAACAATTTGTTTATCCTTACGCGATGAAAGAATCGGTGTTCGAGCGAATGAAAAGGTGGGGCGAAGGCGAGGGCTGGAATCAGACCGAGATAGCCTCGCGCCTAGGGCTGTTGCCTCAGAACGTCTCTAACTGGAAAAAGCGGGGAGTGCCGCCTGAATGGCACGCTCCAATCGCTCGACTATTTGGCCGCTCTATCGATGAGCTGCTTGGCGGGGAGCCGGAATCGAGCGGAAATGAGTTTGAACACGCCCTACCCGAAGACGAACGTCAACTATTGGCCGCCTACCGCGCCCTAGGCAAGAAAGAAAAGAAGTACCTGCTGGCGGACGCGGAAAAGTACCTAAGCGATAAAAAACCGACCTGAAGATTGCCAAGTTTTACTTAAACTTGACAACTTCGGCCCACAAAGTAACAAGAATTTAGTTTGATGTGGGGATGTGAGGAGAAATAATGAGCGACTTGAATCTTGGAGAAGCCGCCGGGAGCATCGGCGATTTAACGTATGGCGAAACCCCAATGACTTCGCCATTCGCCAAATGGAAGGGTCGAATAGACCTGGTGGGCGAGCAGCTTGATTGCTACGTGCTGGACACTGAACAGCGCGTGATCGCCCTGAGGGCGACGGTCAAGGCCATAGCCAATGCAGACTCTGGCGACCTGGCCAAATTCATCGGGGTTTCAGCCCTAAATCCTTTTATAAACAAAGACTTAATCCTGGCCGAACTAATCGAGTTTTCGATCCCCGGAACCCAGCTGAAAGGGCTCGGGCTGACGACTGAGCATTTTGAGCTCATTTGCAGGGGCTATGTTCAGGCGCTTTATCAAGGCGCCCACCTTACCGACCGGCAGCGTGAAATCGCCATCAAGTGCGCCGTCCTAACGTCCGGCCTCACCCGGACCGGCCTGGATGCGCTAGTGGACGAGGCTACTGGGTACCAGTACGAACGAGCGGAAGATGCATTACAAGTTAAGCTGCGCGCCTTCATCGCAGAAGAGCTTCGCGCGTGGGAAAAAACCTTTCCGGACGAGTTGTGGGAAGAATTCGGGCGCCTCACCAATTGGGCAACACCATTACAGTCCAGGCCGAAGTGGTGGGGCAAGCTCGTAATTGAACTGATTTATGACACCCTGGACCCAGATGTCGCCGAGTACTTAAAGAACAATAGGCCGCCGCCCGACGTAAGGTGGCATCAGCAGCTTTCCGAAGATATCGGCGTCCGACAATTGGTTTCTCGATGCTATGAGATCATCGGTATGGCCAAGCCTTGCCAAAACATGAGAGAACTCCGGCAAAAGGTCGCTGAGCATTACGGGAACAAGCCAGTTCAATTTACGCTCTACCTGCCGCCCAAGAACAGTAATTAGACTGGCTTCGAGCGCCACACCAACCCGGCCCCGCGCCGGGTTTTATTTTGCACGGTTCGTCTAATGGCTAATAGGCCCCAAACGGGCTGCTTTCAGAGAGCCTGGAGTGAAAGTAAGCAGGGACGAGCGCCAATAACATCAGCACCAACGAAGCAGGCGCCATTTCTAAGGCCTTGTGTACGCCAATGAAGTCAACTGGGCGGTATAGCCAATCAAGCTCAACGCCCACAATAACCAAGCCATCCACAACTGAAAGAGAATGCCAGACTCCCGAGCGCATCCATGTGTACGCTTGGTAAGCCCAAATGGCGGGCCCTGCAAAAAACAAAGCGGCGGCACAAAGCACTAATGCCATCCCGATCAAGCCCTCAAAGACCTGTAACGCAACAACCACCTTCCCCGGCTTTTCCATGCCCGCCTCCCTATCGACCCACCCATAGAAGTATAGCTTCGCACCAACCCGCCACGGCGGGTTTTCTTTTGCCCGCTCCTCCTCCCCTGACCCAGCCCGCTCGCTCTGAGTAGGGTTTCCCCCGATCCCTTTCGAATCGCCCCGCCACTCAAGCCCTTGCGCCGACTATCCACAAGTTATCCACCGGAACACATCTTGCACTGTATATTTACACAGTGCAATATAGACCTACCAAAGGAAACGCCCCGCGAGCTCTGACCTTCGCGGGGCGTAAGAACTGCAATTTGCTATAGAGGATAGCGGCATGAATGATAACAATAACGAGCTCAAACCACCACTACATCCATCTGTCATATCAGAGCTTGAAGAGCTGGAGGCCCTCACCCTCCTTATGTTGACCGCAGACATGTCAGCTATCGCTCTTGAGTCTCGCGGCCATCTGCTTGCCCTCGCCCACCGAATCGTTACGGTGGCGCTCAATAAGGCGCACGGCACTCGCACCTAAATACCCTTTCCAGTAAACGCGGCGTTGCTTTTGATTAAACAAACTGTTGACAACATATTCAACATGGTGTTTAATGACTCCTAACAACTCACCACCAAACAGCCTAGCCCCAAGGGCAGCCCAGTACGGCAAAGGTGAGGGACCGCTAAGGCGGATTGCTCTTTAAAAAAATGCTCAGCCGATGTTGCTCACCCGCCTATGTTGGGTGTTCGTCCGGCTCAATCGCACCCTCAGGCATGGCTGGGGCTCTGCGCGGTGTCTCTGCCGTACCCAATCGCCAAAGCGCGTATACGGGCAAAGAGAGTGAGGTATAGGCGACCAAGAGCAGAAACCGCTACGCCAGTTGGAATGCTGGCAATGCAGTTCATCCGGGAAACCGGACGCCAAGAACCGAAGGAAGGCGAATATTCCGTTCGGTGACAGTCGGAGTAGACGACAACCAAGGGCCTGGAAACAGGCCTCATCGGCAAGCGTCACGTGTGGCGCTTACTGATGACAACCATAACCAAGGAGAGGACGATGTCCGAACCCATCAAGGC